TTAATATTTCCGTTTATTGTGTTTCTTTGGATTGTACTTCTCAAATCCGGCAGCTGAAATACGTTTCTTCAGATTCTTGTCCGCTTTAAAAACTACGTTTTTTACTTGGATGGATTCTGCCCTGTGGTTTTCGTCCGGTTCTTTGTCTTCACAGAAATTTCCGTTTAGAGAGAAACTGCCGAAGTCGTCCAGATTGAGTATGTTTCCGTCTTTCAGTACGGCCTCCATTCCTTCCAGTACTATGCTGAGGCTTTTGTATGCTTCTCCTTTGGATAGGTTGTATTTGGTTGCCAGATATTCTACGAATGCTTTGGTGTCCAGTGTATCCCATGATAACAGTTGTACCCGGACATTTGTCTCCTTATCTCCCGTGAATGTATCCGCGAAGCGGGTTGTTTTGTAAAGTATGCTCATAATAATTCCTTTTTTGAATAGCCATTGATTATATGCAGTTGAATAACTTCGGTGCTAGACAAGTGTAACTGGAATATTGCACAAGTGTAACTGGATAGTTGCTCAAATGTAACAGATTAATTCATACAGATGAAGTTGCTAAAAGATAAGGGATTATTTTTAGTTTGTGTGGGAAAAACAATTAACTCTTCCTTATGAATTGGTAAAAACATCTTGTCGGTTAAGACGATGCAAAGGTAAGAATAAGTACTGGACTAACAAGAGAATAAATCTATTTTGTGACTTTGTCTTTGATGTCATGGTTTGGTATAGTAAATTTTATTCAAACATTAATAATGATAGTATTTTTATCGGATTATCAACAAACAATGCATACAATAGATGAAAAGATGGCACGGCCTTAAAATATAATATGCTAATTGACTGCTAATTAATATTCTCAACATCTAGTTTGTATTATTGAATTGAACAACCAAAATGAATGCCTTTATGGATATAAAAAAGAATTTGCGGACCGTTGCGAGGAATGCAGCGTTTAGGGTAGAGTTTCTCACGAGTGGGAGAGAGATTCTTTTGTACACGAATGCGATTTACTCTGCTATGATGTGGGGGTGGACTAAGCGCATCGAAGAGAAAGAAAAAGAAACTCACATAAGAGAAGAGTTAATAAAGTAATAATCTTAAAAACGACAGGCTATGTTACAGGAATTTTTAGAAATTGAAGAACTGAAATCAATACATGAAGAGAAACTCAGATTGATGGAGAGGGAAATGGCATTATCAACTCCTTTACTAACAGAATTGGAGTATATACCAATGCTGTATAAATGGTATTGTGAATTGTCCGGATGCTGTGAAGAATCAGGAGGACTGAATACTGATCAGAAAGGACAATTTCTTTTCGTCATATTATTTTTATATTCTCCTATTGCATTAGTTGGCGGAAGAATTGTAAATGGTGTTCGGGATAAACTGGCACAATTATTCGGATTTACTTCCCCGTCTGCTGTTTCTAATCTTTGTAAATCAATAAATTCGTTTTATTCCACTTACAAAGGGTATAGAAAGAATGTAAATCAGCTATGTGATGAATTTATGAGTCGCCTGAAAGAGAACGGAATCCTACCTCAAAATTCTATTTTATGACTTCGGGTAAGATGTCACGGCTGAGGGAACTGAAAATTTACCAGTCATTCATATTGGCAGTACTTTTACCAGCGAATTAGAAAACAGGACCTGTGATTCAAAAGAAAGAACAGTTTAAAGCTAGCTTTTTTATATATTATTTATTAATTAAAAATTTAAACAATTTAGATTATGGCACAATTATCTTGGGGAAAACCCACAATTGAGTTTGGAAAATGTGTGAACGGAGCTGCACCGTCAGAATGGACAAAACTAGGTTGCGACCCGGTGGAAAGTTCAACTAAACTGACTCCTACCAAAGGTGAAAAGAAAGAAGCAAAGGTAGAGGGAGGCGAAAATGAAGCAGTGAAGTATGCCAGAAATACTTATGCGTTCGAGTTTGAAATCCGTGCGGCTAAAGGTCGTGAAAAACCGATCAAGGACTCTGACGGAGTAGTTGAAGGCGAGTATGCTTTCCGTCTTACTCCGGAAGATGAAACGTGCGAAGGTATCCTGATCGAACGTTCTGTGGTTTCTGTAGAAGAATCATACGACACCGCCGAAGGTAAGAAGTGGAAATACACGGTAGATGTATTGAAACCTGCCACCGGTGATCAGGTGAAACCTTATACTCCTGCTACTCCGGCAGAATAAGATTCTTTTTACGTCAATGGAGAGCGCTAGTCATGGCGCTCTTCTTTTATAAATTCCGCTATGAACATAAACAAAGAAATCGAAATCAACATATCCGATGCTATCGTGGAAAAAGCGATCAGTTTTAGTATCGGAAAGAATAGACTATGTCTCTATCCTACGACTTTGGGCAAGATGCAGATACTGAAGAATTTGTATCTCTCGATGGATGTCAATATGGAGCTTCTGGCCATTAATCCGCTTGTCGAGACGCTGAGAATCTGCCAAGAGAAAACGGAATCTGTCTGTCAGGTCATTGCTTACTCTACATTCAACGATAGAAAGAGTATGCTGGATATGGAGAAAGTACTCCGGCGTGCCAGGCTTTTTCAGGACGAAGCGTCGGTGGAAGATTTGGCTACCATTTTGACTATTATCCTTTCGAGTGATAAGATAGAAGAGTTCATCCGATATTTTGGTATCGATGCAGACCGGGAAATGAAAACACGAATCAGCAGGATAAAGGGAGAGGGGAGCAGTATCACTTTCGGGGGAAAGAGTATCTATGGACTGCTGATAGACTTTGCCTGCCAGCGCTATGGGTGGACAATGGACTACGTACTTTGGGGAATTAGCTATGTCAATCTGAATATGTTGTTTGCCGATGCTGTTACTACTGTGTATCTTAGCGAAGAAGAACGTAAAAAGTTAGGTCGGGGAGATGGGGAGGTGATCAATGCGGATGATCCGGGGAATAGGGATTTGATAAGGAGAATGATTAGTGAGTAATTTTGATTATTAATAGTCTACATGGTTAGTACTGATACTAAGATGTAGACTATTAGTACAATAGTAATTTTATTACCAATTATCAGATTCATTGCCGGCAAGACCATTTTTCACAGCCTCCTCAATCTTATCCATAATTACATTAGAATATGCATGAGTCATTACTAATGCTTTTGAAGAAGTCTTTTTCGCTTTATGTTCATCCTTCTCAATGAAAGGGTAACAGGTTTCAAGCGGCCATTTTTCTGTGGATATGGAAGGTCTGGTGTTGGAAAGAGCAGACATGACACCGCCTCCTACAGCTTTCTCCACCTCAAAACATTGTACGGTATAGGTCACACGAATTTTTTTATCTTTGATGTCCACTTTAATAATAGGGTGAACGCTGACATTATATGCGTTCATTCCGCCTAAGTGTCCTGCAATATCAGAAAGGTAACCTTTGCCGATAATAACTCCTTCTTCTTTGTCATTAAGTTGAATGACAGAGTTTGCGTCATTAAAAGATTCTACAAACCAATGGTTAAGAGTAACATACAATTTTTCTTTGGTTTGTTCTCCACACTCAATAACCTGAGTATATGTCAGAGAGTTGTTTTTGTCCAGTGCAAGTTGCGAACCTATGTTTGCTGCCGCATCTACCCATTTGTCGCCAAATTTTTCTTTAGCGTATTTCTCTAGTTCTTCACTGCGCATAAGTTGTGCGCTTGCACTAATTGCCATTAATCCAATTAGAGCACTCAAAATAATTCTTTTCATACAATAGTTGTTTGTTTTTCTTAGATTCTAAGAAAAAAGTTAATATTAATTCTGATTACCAGTTTTGATATACATACAATCCTTGGTTTTGCATAGAAGTTTGAAAGACCTTCTTTTCACTTTTCCCTCTATAATCGTGGTTTACGCTGATTGCTTTGTAAGATGAATAGGTACGCCCCCCATATTCTTCCATATAGGTAACCCATAATATGTATTCTCCATTGGGCATATTTTCAATATTGAATACACCGGATTGAAATTTAGTAGCATATTGGGGCTTGGAAGATTTGCTCCCATCTGTATATGTGATTAGTCCGTCATTAACAACCGAGATAGTGCTTTGGCTGTTGTCGATACTTTTGTTCTCATTTTCGTAAATGTACAGAAAGGCTTTTTTAGCAACTTTTTCTTCTGAGTCCTCCCATTTAGTGTACACGTTTACAAAGAAAGTTTGTTCGGTGGATTCGTCATCATTAGAACATGATGTCATGAATATTGGCAATAGAACCAATAGTAGTAAGATTTTCTTCATTTTTATATGTTTATTAAAAGTTTGTTTTGCAGGTCTATTACCAAAGATTTGGTTTTAAATCTTTGATTGTATTTCTTTTGAATATGTTTAATTGATCTAATAAGTGTGGAGATAATGCACGATTATTGAGGTAGGTGTATAATCATCTCATTGCTTAGAAATTAAGCAGAATTTCTTTTTACTTTAGTCATGTTTATATTAAGCTTTATATAGGCAAATAGCATTTCCCACTATCTATTTGTCCCACAATGTATATTTCCCGTTAATATTTTCCCTATGTTTGTTTTGCCGCTTTGCTGGCAAAGCATTAATGTTAATTAATGCTGCAAAGGTAGGTAGAATATATTGAATGCCAAAAGATTCTCTGATAATTTTCATGTACAGAAAGAATTTTGTAGCTCATGTTTTTCTATATGAAATTAAATATCAGGTATTAATACTTGAGTTGTCGGGTATTAATACCTGATATGTGAAATGTTAATACTTGAGAAGTGAGATAATAATACTTGTTATGTCGCTTGTTAGAAGATGAAACTTACATAAAGGTGAAATAGAAATCTTATAATAGATACATTTTGGCAGCTCTATATTTGTTGAAATCAGGAAATACTCTGTTTTCTAGTATTGTCTGGATGTTAATATTCCATTCTTGAAATACAAATATCGGTCATCATATACCCACTGTTCATGAGTTCCATAATTTCCTGTAGTTGTATTTATATGATCAGGAGCTCCCCAAGCATCTCGAACCATTTTTTTATTCATGCCAATTTCAATTTTTCCTTCTGCTACGCAGCTCCCAAATTTAGTTCCGTATTTCTTAACGCATTCATTATAAAATGTAATGGTTATGAAGTGATTTAATTTTTGTCCTCTAATAATCTCTCCTTTAACCTTACCGAACTTCTCATTTTCTAGTACTGCAAATATTGGTCCGTCTTCTCCTACATTGACAGCAATATCGGTACATTTGAATTTCGTTTTGAAGGGAGGTATTATAGTTTCTTCTATGTCGACTTTGTTGAGTTCATATCTTCCTTTGAAATAGAACTCTTTGCCAACAAATGATTGTTTCATTTTCTCGTAATATCCTAAAGTCACAAAAGGATTTCCATAGCCTTTAACTAATTTAAAATAAAAAGGTATGTTATCATCGCCTATTAAATTAAGCCAATAAACAGTGCCATTTATGTCGGATTTTCGAGATTCAACTGATAATACCTTGTAATACTTTCCTGCTAGTTCAGAATAGCTACTGACTATTTCTCCGCTTTTTTTTCCAGGGATTGGCTTGTGTACATAAGATGCAGCATTTCGACCTTCTACTATCTTAGAAAAGAAATCTCTATAAAATCCATTTTCTTTTGAATAGCTATCACCTTTGAGAAATAGTGTTTGTCCTTTGTGTAATGGGGCATTGTCATAATCTAAACTTTCGAGACTATCATACTTTTGTACCTCTACTGGTACTTCTTTTTCTTTTGTTGTTATAGTTGTAATTTGCGCATAGGCACTTATTGCAAACAAAAGGGCTGTTGTTGTTATGGCTAATATTTTCATAATATTTAATGTGTTGAATGTTTGATTTCCTTTTAGTATTGTATGGATGTTACTATTCCATTTTTGAAATATATATACCTGCTATCATATACCCATTGTTCGTGAGTTCCATAACTACCAGTAGTTGTATTTATGTTATCTGGAACTCCCCAAGCATCTCGAACCATTTTCTTATTCATGCCAATTATAATTTTCCTTTCTGCTACGCAGTTACCAAATTTTGTTCCGTATTTTTTTATATATTCATTACATGCCGATACACTGATAAACATATGTAACCTCTGTCCTTTGATGATCTCACCTTTAATTTTCCCGTATTTCTCATTTTCAAGCACTGCAAAGGTGGGTTCATCTTCTCCTATCTTAATGGCAATATCGATACATTTGAATTTAGTTTTAGGTGGAAACTTTATAGTTTCTTTACTGTCTACTTTTTCACGTTCTAATGTTCCTTGTGAATAGAAGTCCTTGCCAACAAACGTTTGCTTCATTTTTTCATAATAGCCTAAAGTTATAAAACCATTTAGTCCCATTCTCATATGATAATAAAATATAGTGTTATCATCATCTAATAATTGGAGCCAATAGGTCGTTTCATATGGATTTGTCTTATCTGCTTCGACAGATAAAATCTTATAGTACTTTCCAACTAATTCGGAATAGTTGCTATGTCCCTCCTTCTTTCCAGGAGTTTGTTTGTAGGTGTAAGTAGTATCCCAACTTTTGGAGGGAATTCTTGTAAAAAAAGTACAGTAATAATCATGTTCTTTTGCATAGCTAGTGCCTTTAAGAAATAAGGTTTGTCCTTTATGAAACAGTACATTCTCGATATTTAGGCTTTTAAGACTGTCATACTTTTGTACCTCTACAGGTTCCTCTTTTTCTTTTGTTGTTATAGTTGTAATTTGCGCATAGGAGTTTATCGCAAATAAAAGGACTGTTGTTATGGCTAATATTTTCATAATATATAATGTGTTGAATGTTCTGTTTTTGCAAATGTATACATAATATATGGATCGGGAAAGCTTTTGTAAAATTTTATATTGGACTGGTGAATGAATTGATTAATTACTGCTAATTAGGTAATTGGTAATAAGATATAAGTAAAGATAGCGAAAGTGGAATCAAAAATGATGAAATTGGTGTAGGTAAATTGAAAATAGTGACTATTTCTAAGAGGTCACGAATACTGTGCGGCAAAATATAATAACGATTGAAATGTGGAATAGCTTTGCAGTGTATAAACTAAATGATAATTATATGTTATGAGTAAATTAAATTTTGATATTACGGTGAATAACTCTGATTTTATAGAAAAATTGGAGCAAATACGCTCTGCTGTTCGGATTACAGCAAAGGAGGTGGAAAAACAAGGACAGAAGGTAAGTTTGTCATTTCAACAGATGGCTGATAATGTAACTTTGACTACAAGTACGGTGGGAAATGTGATTAGAAGTATGCATAAACAGATAAATGATGCTATCAAATCTTTGTCTAAGTTGGATTCCGAAAATCAAGCGCGTTTAGCAAATTTAAGGAATGGTATTGAAAAATATTCAGAAAATGGTACTAATGATAATCAAGGGCAAAATTTATCCATTGGTAAAGAAGTAAATTCACGAGAAAATCTTTCAGTGGATATTAATAATCAATATACAGAATTGGTGCATTTGAATACAGAATTACTTTCTTATCAACAAAAATTGGAAGCAGTTCAAAATGAATTATCTGCTTTATCTACGGAAATGTCATCGGTACATGGGGAAATGGAAGAAATGCGTAATACTGGGCAGCAAAATACGGAAGCTTATGCAGCATTAAAGGAAAAGGCAGATTCCTTGTCTGACGCTATGAAGAATGTAAATGCGGATGCTACTTTTGGAGGAGTAATTTCTGGATTAGAAGGTTTGTCCGGTGCTTTCTCTACAGCTTCCTCTATGCTGGGATTATTTTCTATCGAGAATGAAACATTGCAAAAGATAATGCAAAAGGTTCAAACGGCTATTGCACTCACTAATGGACTGCAGCAAGTGCATACAGTGCTGAGTAAAGAATCGGCATTTCAGTTAAATATTGTAGGTAAGTTAAAAATGTGGTGGCGGACTATTACTCTTCAAGCTGCGGCTGCACAAGGAATAGAAACAGTTGCCGCATCAACGGGAACTGTTGTAAATCTAGGTTTGGCTGGATCGTTCCGTGCAATAGGTTTAGCTATTAAATCTATTCCTATATTTGGCTGGATTTTAGCTGCTATTTCTACATTGATAGGTTTCTATGCATTATGGTCATCTCAGACAAAGAAACAGCAGGAAGAACAAGAACGATTGAATGAAAGTGTAAAGGAATTTAATGCAGCGATTCAGAATTATGCAGCAAAACCGGTAGCTATGATTGAGCTATTATCTACTAAATTTAAGGCACTAGGTGATGATATGGATGCCCAAAAAAAATTTATTGTAGACAATAAAAAGGCATTTGATGAACTTGGTGTTTCGATTAATAGCGTAAAGGATGCTCAACAATTACTTATTGATAATAAAGACAAATTTGTTAATGCACAGATTGCTAAAGCTGTGTCTCTGGTATATGCAAATGAAATGCAGGAAGAAGCAAAAAAATATGTTGAAGCAAAGAATGCTGCTGAATATTGGAGGAAAGAAGTTGATAAAGAGAGTTTGAATAATACAGAGGTTATTCAAGGAGTACCTATAAAGATAGGTAAAAAGGCTTCTACTAGAGAAGAATATGATTTGTTACAAGCTCAAGGAATGCTTGGTGATGATGGGTATTTATTGACTCCTAGTGAAGTAAAAGCAAGGGCTAATGATAAGAAAGTTAAAGAATCATATAGCAAGATGATGCTTAATGGGCAAAAGTCTTTGCTAAGTTCTGAGGAAGCAGATGAGATAATGAATGGACTTGGGCTAAATAAGCAGAAGTCTCCTCTTAAGAAAGGGAATGATACGAAAGATATTGAGGAAGTTCACAAAAAATACATGAAACTTATTGAACAACAAACGGTGGAAAAGATTCGTTTTGCTGAAGATTCAGAAATTAGAATTCAACAAGCAGAAATTGAAGCATTAGCTGACGGACCTGAGAAAAAGTTTAGGCAGTTGGAGTTAAATCAGGAGAAAGAAAGACAAGCTTTAGATCGTGAAATTAAGGAACTTAAACGGCAAAGGATTGAAAAAGAAAAAGCAATATTTGATGCCAATGAGGATATTAGAATTGCTGATGATTCAGAATATATAAGAAAAGAGTTTGATGTCTCTAGTGTGAATGTAGATGATTTAGATAAGGAATTTATTGGGCGATACAAGAATCTTACTACAAAACAAGCAAATGAACTCCGTGCCTATTATGAATCTGAAAGGCAAGCAATGGATGAGTATTTGAAGGATTATAAAACTTTCATGGAAAAGCGTAGGGCTATTGAAAATCTAGGTTTACAAAGAAAAGAAGGTAAAAGTGATAAAGAAAAGCAGGTTATTGATGAAGAAACTGCAAAGTCTCTCTCTGAGCTAGACATAAAAGCGGCAGAAAGCTCATCTGGATTTGGTCAACTGTTTTCTGACGTAAAAGAACGTACTGTTAAAGATATGCGTACTATTGTCGACAAGGCAAAAGAGGCTTTAGATTTTATAAAGAATGGAAATTGGGATGCTGCTGAAGGAGCTAAGTTTGGCATTTCGCAAGAGAGTTTCGATGCTTTGAAAAGCTCTTCTCCGGAAATTGAGAAGATAGAAAAAAGTATTGAGGACTTAAATAAGCAGGCAGATTCGAGCGATACGTCATTGAATAAAATGTCCATTGGTTTCGAGCATCTTTTCGAAGCTAATAATGATCCTGAAAAATTAAAAACAGCATTGAGTGAAATAGGAGACTCACTGAATGCAGCTATGCAGAGCACTAAATTCTTTTCAGATGCTTTGTCCAGTTTAGGAGATGCTTTTGGAAACGACACATTGAGTGGAGTGGCAGAAGGAATGAACGTAGCTATGGATGCAGCAGGTGCAGCTATGTCCGGCGCTCAGGCAGGTGCAATGTTTGGTCCTTGGGGAGCGGCTGCCGGTGCTGCTATCGGCCTTGTATCATCATTGGGATCATCGCTTGCTAAACTTCATGACGCCAAGAATGAAAAGAACATTCAAAGAATTCAGGAACAAATAGAAGTTCTCGAAAAATCATACGAAAATCTTGGTGATTCGTTGGATAAAGCATTTTCTACAGATGCCTCCGAACTGATAGAGCAGCAGAATACATTGCTTGAACAACAGAAAGTGCTTATTCGGAATCAGATTGCCGAAGAGAAAGATAAAAAGAAAACTGATTGGGGGAGAATTGATGAATGGGAGCAACAGATAGAGGATATAGATAAGGTTATAGCCGGCAATAAAGAAAAGGCAATAGATGTCATTTTCGGTGAAGACCTGAAAGCTGCTATTGATGATTTTGCACAGGCGTATGCTGACGCATGGAGCACAGGAGATGATAAGGCAAAATCTTCAAAAGACCTCGTGAAGAATATGATTAAGCAGATGATTACGGAGGCGATAAAAGCTGCTTCTTCGGAGCCAATGGAGAAACTACGTGCAAAGTTGGCAGGATTCTTCTCAGATAAAATGATCAGTGATTGGGAACGGCAACAAATAGAGAAAGACGCACAGGCTATTATGGACGATTTGGATCGCCAGTTTGGTTGGGCGGATGAATACATGAAAGGTGACGAAAAAGAGTCTTCTTCACAAGAATCTACCAAAGGTGGGTTTACTGCAATGTCTCAGGAAACAGGAGATGAGTTGAATGGCCGCTTTACCGCTTTGCAGATATCTAATGAAGAAATTAAAAATTCAATGTTTTTCATTTTAGGTAATCTTTCTTCATTGTGTACGAATACTTCTACCGGCAACATCTTGTTGACCGAAATGAGAAATCTTGCTGTGATGTCTAATGGACATCTGGAAGATATTGCGAAATATACCAAGGTGCTATTGGGATTCGGAGAGAAGCTTGATAATATAGCTTATAACACAAAAAGTTTAACCACAAAATAACAAGGTAATGGAATCAGTAAATGATATAATGAAATCAGCTTCCTTATTCGGAGCTTGCAGTAAATCGAATGGCGTAAGTGACTGGAAAAGTCTGGTATGGCTTTTCTTCACTCCCCAAGGTCGGGAATTTTGTGAAGAGAACAATTTTCCCTCTTTGGAAATGTTTCAGGGAATGAAAGAATATGTTGAGGAGTTTGGAGTATTTGTCGATAGCGGCGAGGTCATCCGCTCTAATGATGCCAATATTGGTTTGGTGGGAGGCACTTCCGGAATTCTTACTTATGATGATAATACAGTGGTTCATAAAGTAATCTTGATGCACGGTGCAAAGGCTAAAATTAAAGCATCCGGTTATGCTGTGATTCTAATAGTGAATGTGGGTAATTGTGAAATGGAAATAGATAAGGACGAAACAGTTGTAATATTATGAAAGACGAATTGCGTATTAACGGTAAAGATGCCTACACTACTTGGGGCATAAGCATGGATAATAATGCATTATCCGAACTAATGACACCATCCTCCAACAAAACTTTTATAGAAAACGAGAGTCGGCTGGAACATGGAAAACGGGTGGTCATCGCCAATCCAAGGGTAGATGTGAGAAATCTGACTCTTCAGATTAACCTGACGGCTTCCAGTGAGGAACAGTTTTTTGAGAGATACAATAGCTTTTGTGAAGAACTGGCAACAGGCGCACTTGAGATAGAAACCAAATATCAGCCTAAAGTCGTGTACAAAACGATTTATCAATCGTGCAGCCAATTCAGCCAGTTTATGCGCGGCATTGGAAAGTTCTCACTGAAACTATATGAACCGAATCCTAATGATAGAATGAAAACAGTATGATAGATATTAAAGACGTATCCGGAAATATCCGCTTTTCTACTCCCATAAATCAAGGGAGCAAGCGTAAGTTCCTGTTGATGAAGGAGGATTATATTACTTTGAAGTTCTCTTTGGATAAGCTTATTCCTTTTTCTTTGGGAGACAATGTAGACCATGAAATTGGCATGTTTGAGCTTGTAGATTTATATAAGCCGGATTATAACATCGAAACGGGTGCTTATGAATATAATCTGCGGCTGGATGCTTATTATTGGAAGTGGAAGAATAAAAAGTTTTTCTTTACTCCTGAAAATGGAGGACGTGAAGCCAGTTGGAATCTTACTGATAGTTTAAAAGTACATATGCAGGTTTTTCTTAAGAATCTGGAGGTGCTTGGGTATAAATATCAAGGCAAAGCATTCGAATGCATAATAGACGATTCGGTAAATACTTCTTCGAAGTTGATTTCTTATGACAGCGCAAATCTGATTGATGCCCTTTCTCAGATGGCAGAAGCTTTTGAATGTGAATGGTGGGTAGTTAAAAATGAAATTCACTTTGGTCGTTGCGAGAATGGTGATCCGGTAGATTTCGAACTTGGAATGAATGTCGGCAAGATGGATAGAAGTGATAGCCAGAGTACGTATGCAACACGTATTTATGCTTTCGGATCTACCCGGAATATTCCTGCTAACTATCGAAAGAACTTAATCTTTGATGTCAAGACTGTCAATGGAAGGGATATTTCTGACACCTCAAGAGTGCTTGATGCTAATTACTTCCCTAATAGCTCAATCATTAAAGAGGAATATACAGTTAGCGAAAGTATTGGTAGCGGTCCCTTTAACGCAGACTATACGGAATGGACACATTTCACTCCTGTAGCTACGATAATGAACTCCGGATCTTATAAAGTGGTTTCGGATGATATATCCCTTAATGTATCTACAGTCTTTCCGACTGCGGGAGAAAAGCGTGTATATCTACCTGCCGGTGAATATATTTTGCAAGCCTCTATTTTCTATAATATTGCAGGGAGAAATGAAGGGACTCATTTTGGCAGAAAAGTTATAACTCTGTCGCAATATCAGCAATATGAGCTTGATACTAAATTTGCTATTCCTGATGTATTGAATATAGAGAAAGGAGCTTCTAATGTTAGGATCAGAGTATATGTCCTTGTACCTGTTTCAATTTATTCTGGTATGTTTTCAACGTACTCTGCATACGTGAAATATAAAGCCACCTTCTCGAGTGGGATATCTGCTGATACCTCAGTAACGTTTCTTTCTGGAGTAAACAATGGAAAGACATTTGATACTATCTATAATCCGGATTTTTATATTGGAGAGACAGTAAATGTTTTACGTCTTCCGAAAGGAGTTACAGCTTCTATTGGTGACAAATATACGATTGACAATATCGTAAAGAGTAATGTTCCGGCAAGTTACTTCTCGGACGATAAAGGTGCTCAAGCTGCTGAAGGTATTGCAACCAAACATCTTATGATGCCTGAAGGAGTGACATATATTGATGCTTACCCGGATATGAAAGCTGAGGAGGCTGTAGAACAGATTGTTGTTTTTGATGATATCTATCCAAAGCGTGAAGGGGTAACGGATATGGTAACAACTCATACATATACTGATACTATAGATAACCCGGACGGAACAAAAACGTCAAAAGACTGGTTGGCATGGAGGTTTAAAGATGCAGAGCCCGGATTTCACTTTTCGAAGGATTACAAACTGGATTCTGAGGAACTGAGAATAGAATTCTTGTCAGGACCTTTAGCGGGTATGGATTTCGAAGTCTTATTTAATCCTTATGACAAAGTAAGAGATGATGCGCCCAAACCTGAACATTTAAAAGACGGTACCTGGAACCGGGATGCACAAGTCTACGAAATTAAACGTAACGATAATTACGGAAGAATGCTTCCTGATGACATTTTACATCCTACGGATCAAGGTGGAGACACATATGTTCTCTACGGGTATGATCCTCAATTTGTTTCCGATGTAATGATTCCCAATGCCGAAGTGGAGGTGGAAGAACGGGCTAAAGAGTATATTGAGAAACTGAAACAAGATCCTTCGACCTATACCAATACCATGATGTCGGACTACATTTATGGCATTAATCCCGAAACAGGGAAACAGGATGAAGGGTTTGCAAAAAGTTTTACTGTAGGTCAGAAAGTAAAACTAATCAATAAGGCATATTTTGAAGAAGCCCGGATTTCCCGTATTATAGGGTTTGAATATAGTCTTGATATCCCCTATGATTCTCCTGTATACACTGTGGGAGAAACCGCACCATATTCACGTCTCGGTGAGATTGAAAGCAAAATCGACTCTTTGACTTATAGAAAGGAGAAGGACAGGTTGTCGATAATTGCCGGTGGAGGAACTTCTTCCGGTATAGAAGGAACAAACGCTGTATTCCCAAGAAATATAGAAGTGACAGTAGATAGAGTAGGCTACTTCAAGGCTGGCGATATAATACTTGGAGGAACTACGGTAGTAGATGCATTTATAAAACTGATATCGCAGAAATCAACAGGGGAGTTGAGAAGTGAGATATCTACAAATAAGGATGTTGAATATGGTAGTCCGAAAGGTTTTATAACATATACTGCTGTTAGAAATAGTCAAGGTCCTATGGAACAAGCTTACTATGATGGTAATCCGAATAATAAACTCAATTTTTCGGAAGAAGTAGGTGGTGTGCAGACAGCGACAAGGCAGTTGGATGGTTTTTATACGCAGAAAGAAACATATATTGCCAATGTCATTTATGCAGCCAGTGAGGATGATGTATTGCCCAGAAAGGTATTGAGTGATTCTATCAATGTGAATGTACATCGTAAGTGGTTTGCCGGAGTATGCTCCTCCATGCCTAAAACATCGGACGATGTGCGCGCACTAGGATCGAATGATTTGTACTCAGGACCTGGCACGTACCAGTTTCCGGTATCTAACTGGAAAATTGTAGTCGTATGTGTACCATCTGACAGTGTTTGTGACATTTCTATTGCCTCATCTTATGGAAATTTTATCGAAAATGGCAAAGTATGTTCGGGACCGAAAGCGATATCCGTAGCTGGTGCGAATGGTAAAGACGAAATAAATTATAAAATGTGGGTGATTCAGACACCGGGTCTGAATGATCCCGATTCATTCACTTTTAAAACAGTATAGTAATGGTTAAGATAAACGGAAGTTCTTTCCCCCATCAATATAGACGTACGAATCCCTATCCTATAGATTCTACGGAGACATGGGCATCTATAAAAGAGGCTACGGAATATGCCCGCAACACAGATGCGGAACCTTATATGCCGTATGCAGGGCAAGTAATATCTATTGCAGGGCAAGAGGATATATATGTACTGGTTGAGGATAAGGCTATATCCAAATCTGACGGTCGAGAACATTTTAAGCTACATAAGATTTCCACTCAGGAAACTGCAGAAGGAAACTATTTGAGTAAACTCGTGGAAGATACAGCTCAAAAGTTAATACATTTTTTGGAAGGCATCGATGTCAAAGGTGAAGCAAAGATGGAGACACTTAAGGTCTTAGGGGCTGCGATATTCTCTGATACTGCCACATTTGAAAAGTCATTGTCTTCCTCTGAGTTTATATCAGGGAATCCGAATGGTCAAGGATGGGCTATATACTTGAAGGAGTTTGTTAACTCCGGGGGCATCAAAGAATTGCGTACTATTCTTGAAATAGATGAACTGGACATACGCAAGAGAATGCGCGTCTATGAAATGATAGTCTCGCAACTTCTCGGAGAGAATGGTACACGGCTGACTACGGATATGATTGAAGTACTCCGCATTGATAAGATAAATATGCGAATCTACATAGATACTCAAAACGGAAAATTATACAATCCTTTTCGGACGGGAGACTATATCATGGTCCAGCAATTTGATGAAGGAAACTTTTCTGTTAACAAGGAGTATGAATTTGTCGTTTCAGGAATTAGTGCTGATTATATTACTTATTCAAACTTCGTCGGCTCTGAAAATGATGTAAGAGAAGGCGATACGCTTGTTCGCGTAGACAGTATGACTGATGTAGATCGCAAAGGATTGATCAAACATACCTCTGTAGAAGCGAATGGTCCTTACATCGACATAGTCTATGGTATGAAAACTGATCCTGAAAACGCAACAAGAACACGTATAGGAAATCTCTCTGGCATTACCACTCCGTATTGGAGACAATTAAAGGATTACGGTATATTCTGCGATAATGGATATTTCAGAGGAGACTTTATGCTCCGATCCGGGGAAGACATTTTTACGAAGTTTCAGGTTACAGATGCAAACATTCGTGCTGAGATTAATTCTGTGCGCTATGATGTGTCTGAGAAAGATAACTATTTAAAAAATGCCTCTTTTGTCTATGATATGACATATTGGGAACATTCCACAGCAGTGAACGTTTATTCGGCTTCCGGAGAAATGGTCAATGTCAATGCCAACTTATACTCTGAGAAATCAAATGTTTCTGATATCGTCTTGTACAATAATCAGTATATGCTGCGTGTCAAAAGTAGCGGTGTTAAACAACTAAATAAAGACTTAAATCACAAACCTGATAAGGTGGAGAAATTTGATATCTCTCTGCGGTATCTATGTAAAACATCTGGTACAATAAAGGTCGGTTTTACCAGTTCTGCTCTTTACGTGGAAGAAAGTATTTCAGCTAACAGTGATTTTACAACTAAATCATGGTCCGGTGATTGGGATGGTACAGGAGATTTTATACTGGAGTTTTCAGGTGATATTTATATCAAGACGCTAACTCTGACTACCGATTCTCTTGAATCTTTTAAGACTGAGATGAATACGGTTATTTCTACTATTGATGGACGTATAGATGCTTATGTCGAAAAGACTGATAACCTTGAACAGACGACTACCCAAATGGGAATTTCCATCAATGGTCTGACGGAGGATTTAAAGTTGTACTACAAGAAGTCTGACGCTCAGAATTACATAGATTCTGAAATCGGAGTAGCAATTGACGGAGTGAACAGTACTCTGGAAAGTTATTACCGTAGCTCGGAGGTTGACTCGATGTTTCTCAATATCGGTAATCGAATTGATGGCATTGATGAAAGTCTGACTTTGTATGCTTCTAAAACAGACACTCTTGAGAGAAACTATACGGATGTCGGGACCCGCCTTTCTGCTGCCGAAGGTACTTTGACTAATTACGCTGAGTTTAAATCGGTTACAGAAAATAGCTTGACACAAGTCAATCAGCAACTTAATGCTCTTGAAGGTAGCTTAGAGATAACTGTCCGGGATATGGTAGCTGGAGAGGTATCCGGAGCAGCACAGAATCTTGCGGCACAGTTGTATGCCAGTTCGGAGGATATCTTGTCTAGAATCAAAGGATACTCTCAAGACGGTCGTATCACACCGGCAGAGAAAACAGATATCATTTCTATATATGAGAGTATTAAATCTGAAATGGCTGACACGGCAGTCGATGCGGGTACACCTAGCATATTAGAAGCCAACAGTCCTGTTATCAGCCGGGTTCTTGCTTTTCTTGATGCGGGCATCAATACCGGAGAAACGATCAAAACGAATCTTCGTACTGCAATTAATGCTCTGAAAACAAAGTATTCGAATCTTAAGATGGGATTATTCTCTACGACCTATACCCTTGAAGGTAGTTCGGCTGCTTATCCTTTACTTTCTTCCGATTCATTACAAGGGATCTCCTTGCTAGACGCTGACAAACAGATATATCCTTTATTCAAGGAGTATGTAACAGCACGCAACGAGCTTGCTAACCTGGGAGTAGAAGCCTCCCGTGAATGGATTGTCAAGAATCAGACGACTATTGACCAGACTAGCACGTCCATTGGTCTGTTGGTGAAGAAGACAGAAGGTGGGGAAGTCGTTAATGCAGCTTCGATCATTGCTGCTATCAATGAAAGTGGTGATGGTGAAATTAAACTGGTAGCTGATAAGATAACTCTAGAAGGTTTTGCTACTGATAATAAGGGGTTTAGTATTGAAAATGGATATATGACTGCTTCTGGAGGAAAGATTGGTAATTTTAAAATTGATGGTAATAAGCTCATTAATGAAGATTTTAACTCAGGTATAGAGATCGCTAGTGGTGATGGGCGTTCTTTGAATCTAGGAGGATTATATTCTGCTCTAATATCTATGAGGTTGGATCATTCTTCGGATGGTAGGGGGAATAAAGGGATTGCTATATCAAGTTTTGGACAGAATAATGTATGTCTGGATATTTTAGCCAATGCTGGAAGTAAGTTTGCACAGGATTCAGTCGGACCACACCGTTTTTATCAGCGTAAGGGTGAGGTTTGGGACTCTCCTGGTGTTTTATGGTCTGGAAGGATTAGTGCCAATGGCACAATTGAGAATTATTGGGGAAATGGATGCACTGTTACTTCTATATATCATGGTAGCAGGGGATTATACGCTTTAAATCATGATATTGGACACACGAATTACTATGTTCAAGCTACAGCGGTACATGGTGAATGGAGTATTGCGGCAATTACTACTAAGACACAGGACCAATGTACAGTCATGACCTTTCATAAAGATGGTAATTATGGAGATTCAGCTGTTGAAGTTACCATAATAGGCAGAAATAGATATAAGGAATATTATTGACGAAATGGTTTATAGATAAAATGTAAAAACAAAAAAGTATGAAAGTAGATTTTACAAAAGCAAAAGTAGAAGTGACCTTTGGTGAATACAAGGAAATGGATATCACCAAAGTAATAGGTAATGCAGTTCATCAGAATACTTCTGATATCGGTGTTGATGAAACAGCACGCAACATTTATCATTCTGAAGGAGAGATTGAAATCCCTGATGAACAAATCAGTGCTATTATATATGCCCTCTCCAATGCAAGTACCATTCTGGTATCTGCAAAGAAGGCTGCTTTAAATTTATTAAAACTAACACAGGAATAATATGGAACTGACACAAGAGCAAATTAATGATATAGTAACAGCTGTATTTTCGTTGATGGAATCTCAAGGAATGCTGCCTGAGTCGCAACTGGACGTACTAGCTCAAAACGTGAAGCGACGCCTGCAACTCGACTCAGTAGGAGTTGATGAAGTTCCTCTTGTTGATTCGATAGAGGGAATTAACTCTCTCCCGTGTGTACGCCAATCCGGATCGGTATTTGATGTTGTCCGTACTCCGTTGGAACTACTTAAAGGTAAGTTGGCGGCTTTACCTGTCTTTCGAATTTCGTCAGGCTATTGGCAAGTATCGGAAGATAACGGGAATACATGGAAAGATATAACTGATTCTTTAGGGAATCGGGTGTCTGCTCAGGGAGAAAAGGGAAATCAAGGAGATCCGGGTCAGACAGGAGAGAAGGGAGATCCGGGAGATAAAGGTGATAATGGAGAAAATGTCTATCTTCAGTCTAACGGAACAGAATTGCAATGGAAGATGGGAGAGGATGGAGAATGGCAGACCCTGATTTTACTTTCTGAAATAAAAGGCGCTGCTTCAATGGGAGAATTGACCAATGTGTCTCAAGAAGCTGATATAGCAGAAGATAGTTCCGTTTTGATGTATAGGGACAATGAATGGAAACCGGCTGCGGAATGCTTTATTCCTACCGGAACGGCTGAGGACGGTTCTATCATTACCACTTTTTCTGACTTAATGAATTATATCTCCACTCATGGAGAAGGTGGTGGCGGTACTGGTGTGCAACGGAATATTCGTATCACAAATAACCTGGAATCGAAAAATATTTCTGCTAGTAAGGGAGAGCCTTGTTTATTGGATTTTACCTTTATCAGCCAGGAAAGATATAGCTCTAATGAACCATATGAGGACACAGGAGAACGTGGTATGTGCCAGATTTCGGTCAAGAATAACATTAACTCTGAATATGTTATAGTGAAACAATTGTATATCAATTCTAGTGTTCCGTTCAAAACGGATATTGCTGAGTTTCTGACATCCGGAGCTAATAATGTCATGATCAAAGTTACCGGAGAAGTGACTGAGGTAACAACTCCCGCATTTGTATATGCTGTGCAGCTTACGTCTCTGTCCATTAGCGCAGTAAACTTTAAATGGTGGACGGCATTTAATAATGACATTACAGTTCCATTCAATATATCAGGGAATGTTTCTAAAAGTCTGTATGTGAACATTTCCGGAACAGATTATTCTGAAGGGTATGAAGTAGCGTTGGGCACGGGAGTTTATGTCGAAACTGCTTACAATTACTCTATTCCACATCCACAAAAGAGCGGAATTTTTAAGATATCGGCTTATGTTTCCAATGCGGACGGTAGTATTCGTACTAAGACCCTATCATTTAATGTGATATGTGCAGTCGCCGGTGAGCAGGCTAAACTGATCGCTATCAATAATGTGGCGGAAAGAATAACCAACTGGAGTGAAAACATCTTGTTTGATTATACGATGTATGATGGTGATAATGTTAGTACTTCTGCCCTGTTTGAGATTACGAAGGGGAATGAAGTAGTATTCAGTTCTACTGAAGAAAGCATTTCTACCTCTACTAAGTATTCATTCTCATTGCCTCTTGAAATAGACACAATAGATAATCAGGATTTCTCTGTTATTGCTAATGTCAAAGATAGCGGCGTTCTGCTTACCGGTCCATTAGAGTTTCCCGTGAATAACTCGTTGGGATATTCTGCCGTAGCAGGAGCTGTGATGTATATCAACCCTAAAACACGTACCAACAGACAAGGAAATAGGGAATGTATGATTAATGAAGTCGACGGAACGCAGATCGAAGCTATATGGAGTGGAATAAACTGGGGAAACGATGGATGGACAAACGATAATCTAGGGTATAAAACGCTTCGTCTTCTTGCCGGTTCAAGCGTTGATATCAATTACAGTCCGTTTGGGAAAGAGAGTGCCCGGACCGGCAAGACATTTGAAATAGACTATCAAATCTCTAACGTTACTGATTTCTCAAAACCAATTATCACAGTCTCTACTCCTGCCGGGGATTTATTTATCGGACTGAATATTTATCCTGACGACGTGATCATGTACTCACAGTCTCTGAAAGATAAGGACGTACAGAGCCTTCACACCTTTGAGGAGAAACGGACCCGGCTGACACTTGCTATTATGCCGGATGCTTATGGAAATAGTGGATTTAATCTCTGCATTCTCTATATAAACGGAATTAAGAACCGTGAGTTTACTTATGAGAATAATGATTATTTTGCTCATAACGGAACGATTGTCATAGGCTCTGATAATGCGGATGTAGATGTATACGGTATTCGTGAATATGATTCGGCATTAACCTCGCAAGGTGTACAAACGAACTATGTCAATTGGCTTTCTACAGCAGAAGAAAAAAATAGTTTCAAAACAGAGAATGACATCCTTGATACAAACGGTTCTGAAATAGACTTCGATAATACAGTTGACCAATATAATGTCATAGTGTTTGACAATACGATTCCAAGTATGGCTGACCAGACGCAACGTATTGGTACCCTTGACGTTTACTTCTACGACCATCCGGAGTGGAATGTATCTATCAGTGATGTCACTGCAAAAGGACAAGGTACTTCATCTATGAAATACTGGATATGGAATACCCGTTATCAACTAGACAAGAATTTGTCTGTCATTACTCATGCTGATGGAAGTACCAGTAAAAAAGTATGGCAGATGGTACCTTGGATTCCGGCAGGACAGAAATTTACAGCAAAAAAGAATTTTGCCTCTTCCATGCAATCTCATAAAATCGGTGCAGTCAATTCTTACACAGATTTATATAAACAAGTAGGTTTGTCGAACGAAGCTATGCAGAGGGAGGGGTATTCGGATGTACGTGTATCAGTATACGAGCTTCCTTTCTTTTGTTTTGAAAAGTCAATTAATGACGACGGAGAACCTGTATATGTTTTCAAGGGTTTATATACTTTCGGACCGGATAAAGGGGATAAATATACGTTCGGCTATGATACGGACTATTTTCCTGATCTTTTGTCTATCGAAGGTTCTGATAACTCGCCTCTTCTGACTTTGTTTCGTGTTCCGTGGAATACTGATAGCGGGAGAGTCGTATACGATGAGGACAAAGAAGCATGGCAGTATAATGGTGCCAACTCTTTCGGTTTTGGAGCTGGAGATATAGCAAATATAGTCAACTGGATTCCAACCTACAATCACGTTTATCAATGTTCCCCCCGTTTGCTTCCATTCGATGGTACTCCCGATGAACTGAATGATGACCTGGATATATATCGTACGCAGCCTTATGAGTTTTGGATTGCAAAAGTTGGTGATTCGCATCGGTTTGATGTCTATTATTATGAGGCGTCGGTAGGTTTGTTTATACCATCGGACATTGGAGAAGGACCAATTAATCTGGTATCTCAACTGGTAGACAAAGATTATGGACTTGCTTCTGCTGATATTGAGAATAAAACAAATGATAGTCTGAATACTCTTTTTATCAATGCCCGTGTGGCTAAGTTCAGAAAGGAAGCCGCTTTGTACTGGGATATCGATGATTGTTTGTACTTTATGAACAATGTAGAGTTTAATGCTGGAACAGACGAACGAGCAAAGAACACCTATCCGTATAGCTTTGGAATCGAAACTTCAAAATGGAGATGGCGTGTTGATGATGCTGATACTCGTTTTGATACAACCAATCGTGGTTTACCGGATAAAGAGTACAGTGTTGAAACTCATGATTTGGATGAGACCGGGGCGGCTGTATGGAACGGAGAAACAAACAATTTTTTCAACTTGATGGAACTTGCTTTCCCGGAGGAGAAGATAATAAGTATGCGCAAATCTATGGCAGCCATGCAATCGCTCGGAGGTTTAAAGAGTGGAAATGACCTTGAAAAGATATACGCGTTTTACAAAAAGTATTTCTTTGACCAAGCGCAGGAATATTTCCCGTCGAACGGTTATAATGCTGATGCTAAGTATTGTTATGAAAATGGTAAATTAGCTTATAATGCAGGTATTTATTCAAACGATACTGATCCGATTACTCAAAGTTTAGGCGATCATTATCTGGCGGAGCAGAGGTGGATTACTAAGCGTATTTTGTATATGATGTCGAAGTATAACTTCGGGCTATTCTCGGCTTCTGGAACCGATACAATTACTGTACGTGCTGCAGGTAACACGATTAAATATCAGTTGACACCCGCAATGGATATGTATCCGGCAATTGCGAACGGTACAAGTATCATACAAGGAAAGAGAACGAAAGCTGGAGAAGTGTGTGAAATGGAAATTGAACTTTCGGGCTCCGGTGATCAGCAGAATGCAATACAGGGAGCATCATATCTGCAGGATATAGGTGATTGGTACGATAAAAATGTAACTGGATCTATGATTATTCAAGGAAGAATGTTAAGGGATATACGGCTTGGAAGCAAAAATAATCCGGTTATCATTTCGATATCCTCTTTGACATTATCGAATTGTGTGAGTCTTCAGCGATTGCTATTATCGAACATTACCACTTTGTCCGGTACATTGAACTTATCCGCATGCGCACACTTGCAGGAAATTTATGCAGACGGTACGTCTTTGGCGCAGATTGTGTTGCCATCGGGTGGAGGACTTCGTGTAATTGAATATAGCAGATTTAATCAGTACTTGTCATTGTCTAATTATCCTCTTCTTACAGATGATGGAATCGGGATTGACTTATGCAAGACAGTGATCAGTGACTTTTTCATTGTTGATTGCGCACTAGTTCGGCCTATGAAAATTCTTGTTGATATAATGAATGCACAAACGGAACAAGGAGATAACCATGCATTGAAGAGGATTAGAGCCGTTGGCTTTGAAGAGTCATACAATAACTCGTTCATATTAGACAAACTGGTTGACCTGACAAACGGTACTTATAGTGGATTAAGTAGTGAAGGGCTTTCTGGAGAAGATGAATTACCTGTGTTAGATGGAATTCTCAACATCAATGTGAGTGTTTATGGAGATACTGTAGAAGCGCTCAGAGCAATGTTCACAAGACTAACCTTAAATATCAATGGGGAATTTTATGTTCGTTTTGCAGATGATATTGTAACAATGTTATGCGCAGAAAATTGGGGTGACGGTATAGGAACAAGCAAAAGACAAATGGGAAATATTACTGAACTAGGAATTATTTTTGCAGGAACAGATATTAAATCGTTTAAAGAGTTATCTTTATGTAAGATTGAATCATTAACAAATGAATTTACAGGTTGTTCGCAACTTAGTTCTATTGCATTTCCTGAGACACTGCGGATATTGAACACAACGGCATTTGCTGGTAGTATGGTTGCATTAGACTTGTCTGATTGCACACATATAACTGATTTACTGATTGATTCAGACGATACTATTGATTTCATGCCATCCGCAAACGATAATCTCGTTAATATTACTTATAATAACGGATCTAGCTGTATACATATGGTGGGTTATTCAAATGCTATTCTTACCATTAATAACGAGTCTGAGATTGTAGATTTTTGGGTAGAAAATTGTAATACTAATAATAATATTCTTTCGAAAATACAATCCATATATTCAGTCAAGGAACATTTACTTAAATATATTAGGGCTATAGGATTTGATGAAGAATTCTATACGAACGAAATATTAAAAACTCTGTTATCATTAGCTGAGAATGGATATCGTGGAATAAATGAAAGTGGAGAAAGAGATGATAACATTATACCTGTATTATCAGGGAAAGTACTATGTACAGATAAGTATTCGCCAGATATGTTGTATGATTTAAAAAGTTACTTCCCTAATATTTTGTTTAATATGACGGGAGAAGCTTGTGTTGATTTCAAAGATCAAGTCGTAAAAGATATATGTGTGAGGAATTGGGGTAGTGATGGAGAATTGACCGTTGAACAGGCTGCAGGGATAACAACTATTAATACTAAGTTCAAAGAGAACTTAGTATAATAATATAAATAAAAAATAAGAATGAAAAAAGTGAAAATTATGATTGGAGATAATACTCCTAGCTTCCATCTGATAGCTTCAGAAGGTAAAGTTCTACAAAGAATATCTGACAAACAGATTTTTGGGTATGAAATATACTTAGGGTATACCTACTATATTGGTTCTCAAAAGCTACCCGAACCATTGTTAGAGTTGCCGGAGCATTATTGTGAGATCGATGCTCCTGAAGAATATAAAGATATGCTTTATTAGATTTGATTTTGATGGAATATGTTTGAGTACAGTATACTATAGGATATATCCATTAACATCATTAATAACAGAATAAAATTGGATAAATATGGGATTAAATGAATGGCTAGCTCTGATTGGCGCTCTAGGCGGATTAGAAGCAATCAAATGGGTAATAAACTTCTATGTGAACAGGAAAACTAATGCACGTAAGGAAGGTGCGGCTGCTGACAGCATGGAGAATGAAAATGAGCGTAAGCAAATAGCTTGGTTGGAGGAACGTATCGCTCAAAGAGATGCAAAGATTGATACTATCTATGTTGAACTCCGTCAGGAGCAAGCTGCCCATTTAGATGAAATTTACAAAAGACATGGAATTGAATTAAAACAGAAGGAGGCTGAAATGAGGCGTTGTGATGTTCGTAAATGTGACAGGCGGCAACCTCCAAGTGGTTATTAATAAAAAAAGAATATTGTAACATGAAAATATTGATAGATAACGGGCATGGTGAAAATACTCCTGGCAAATGCTCACCGGATGGGAGATTAAGAGAATGGGCATATACAAGAGAAATAGCTGATAGAGTGGTAGCCGGATTACGTCATAGGGGAGAGGAGGCAGAACGTATTGTGAAGGAGGATGTAGATATACCACTCTCTATACGATGTAGGCGAGTGAACAAAATTTATCAGGAATCTGGAGGAAATGCGATCTTAATTTCTATCCATTGCAATGCAGCAGCTCTTGGTATCGATTGGTTATCTGCGCATGGATGGAGTGTATTTGTTTCGAATAATGCTTCTGCCAATAGTAAATGTTTGGCTACAAGTTTAGCTGAATCTGCTATTATGCAATCTGTTTTTGTCCGTCAGCCAATGCCAGGGCAACTGTTTTGGACACAAAATCTCGCCATATGCCGGGATACAATTTGTCCGTCAGTATTAACCGAGAATTTTTTTCAGGATAATAAGGAAGATGTAGAATTCCTTTTATCTCCTGAGGGAAAGCGGCAAGTTATACAAATACATATTGATGGGATTCTTAATTATTTGAAAACTATCGAATTATGAGGCATTTAGTATGTATATTGATGCTATCTTTTGTATTGGGAGGATGTTTCTGTTCATGTCGGACTCAATATATCCCGATTGAATCTGTAAAGACAGAATATAATGTTCGTGATAGTATAAGGTATGATAGTATATATCAGCATGATAGTGTATATCTGACGGTAAAAGGAGATACGGTATATCAGTATAAATATAAATATCTGTATAAGTACCAATATGTAAATAAGACAGATACTTTGATAAAGACTGATTCGATACAAGTTCCTTATCCAATAGAGAAACAACTTTCTAAATGGCAGCAGTTTAAACTGGACTTAGGGGGAATTGCTATGCTGATTATTATAGTAATCGTTTTTATTTTACTAGGAAGGACTGTGCATAGATTGAAAATATGAAAGGCTAGTGTCGAATATGTAGTACTGAAGTTGATATACGTGGACTCGGCTATTTCTCTTAATGTGAAGGTAGCTGAGTATGCGCCGATTATCTGTATTGGCTATATATCCTATAAATAAATGAGAACTTTATTCGTTGTTCTTTTTATGCACTTGTTTCCCGTTATCTGAGTAGCAGTTATACGTTTACTATCGAACAGAATAACTCTGCCGGGCGTTCGGATTTTGAGATAACGGGAATTTCCGGTATGGATTACTATACGGATGATTTTAGATACCGCCAACAGAGATGTGAAAGATTTAGTGGCGAAAGGCATCCTTGCTCCTGTGCAAGGATGTGTCAGGGTATCATACACATTGAATTATGTGAAGTCTGATTTCCAAATGCGCGATTTTAGCGATTCTACGCTTATTAGTCGTGATGGAAAAGATTATATTTTGACAGTTTATAAAGGGCGGAAAAATTTAGAAGAAAGAATTACTCCATTAGATAAAATAAGATTCAAGCAAAATGAAATATCTATTGATGATTTGGTATATAAATATTTTGCATATCTTTCAGAGTGA